TCATGATCCAGCGAGCCATCTTCAGGTTGCATTCCAAGTCAAGCAGAATCTTGAGGTCTTTTGCCCAGCTGCCTGTATCAACCTTGCACACTTGCCTGACGGTACGAACCCAAGAACTATTGATCTGGAGCAGTCCGCTGTCAAATGAACCGTCTTTGTTGAGCGTCCACTTGATTTTTCCATTCTTGTCCCAAAGGGCGTTTACTGCTTTCGGGTTGCAGCGCGACTCCCGGTATGCGATGTAGCTAAAAACATCAACTGGAAGACCGTACTCTTTAAACTTGGTCTCAAACTTCGGGCAACGCAGCTTCTTGTCAGATGGGTAGCGTGGCCCTGTTGATGTTTTTTTTACTCCAGCCATGGAAGGCAATGTTGTTAAAGAAAGTCCATTACTGGCCAGCTTCTTCTTATGGAGGCCATAGGTCTCCCATCCGTAGACGCCGTCTACGTAGGCTCCCACGATCCGCTGAAGGCTTTTGACCGCTTCGCTTCTCTCTCCAAACCTGTAGGAGCCAGTAAGGATCAGTCGCTCTACCTCTGTTGTCTCGTTGACAACTGCTGGCGGCGCCTGGAGGGGCTTGAGGGATTGTAAAACTACATCTCTGGGCAGGGATGCCTCGGTGGCCATGAGGCCGTTAGCTGGATGGCTTGATGTCGCTTCGAGGCTTACGACGCTAGCCAATATGGTCAATGACAAAATCAGTCTCTTAATCAAAGGATTCTCCTTCACGAGATGGATGGGGCCGACGAGCTGGAAGGTATAGGCGCTCGCCATATGTAGTAACTGTGCCTCATCATTTTAACCCTGTGAATGGAATAATCAAGTACCAACCTGTGGATAACACTGTGGTTTTTTGTTCATATCCTTATATTTCAAGGGTTTAAGCTGTGGATAACTTTTTAGAATTTTTCTGTACTTTCGTAGTTTTTGGGGGTTTAAGGCTCGTTAGCCCCGTACAGACTTCGTACTCATCATCAAGTACCACAAGAGGCTTGTGGTACAGATGAATGAGTCCTATACACATTGTTGGGTACGCATGTTCCTTATTATGCCAAACGGCATCGCTCCATCCGCTTCGCTAAATGCGCTTCGCTACTTACGCTTAGCCTCTTGGCATCATAAGACAACAATGCTTCTCTATTGCTCAGCAGTCCCGTGTAGACATCGTTATTCGCATCCCTATTGATGCCGGTGCCATCAATGTGATGACTCACAACTCCTCAAGAATGTTGCTACCGCTCGTGCCTTTATGCTCTGCCAACGGCTCGCTACATCCGCGCTGCTACTTACGCTTAGCCTCTGGCACCGCAGAAAGACCACTCGCTACTCGGGTAGCAAGTCCCGTAGCTAAAGATAGCTACGTGCCTGGATTGCGTCCAGGAAAACGATAGCTCCAGACACCTCGAGCGTTCCGTCGTTGTCCTCGAGCACTACATCAACAGCTTCAGCTGCACATCCCAGGGCCCGGACGATTGCAGCTTTGATGGCCACGGCCTCTCCTTCGGCTGTCTCAAGTCCCGCTGGCCTGATGTCGTCATCTGGGATCTCAAGCGACTCTGGTTCGCGGATCGCCAATGCCTTCAGTTCTTCGGCTTTACGTTCGGCCTGGACGCACCACGTACAAGCGATTCTCGGGGCTGATGAGGGCCGCTTCCGGATCTCCACGTGGCCGCACGAAAGTTTGTGCTGGTAGGCGACTCGCCCCCATGAGCCGACCCTCTGAATCTCAACTATCTCTTGCTGGGGTGCCTTCTTGCGGTTTACTGGTTCCATAGAAATGCTTGACTTTGTCACACCCCTTCATTATTGTACTTTGCATGACCTACTATCACAGCCCTGCTTACTACCGTATCCGCTCCATCGTCCGTCTCGCCTTTTGGCTCGGCGTGAGTGCCTTGGTGGCTCTTGCTACCTACTTGGTGCTTCAGAACTCGCCCCTGTTGGCGGAGAACTCCAAGCCCGAATGTGACCTCGTCATCAACAAGGACTTCACTTGGGATGTGAGTGCATTTCGCTTGGTGCATGGCGACACCGACCCGAACAACTGTCGGAACCTTGATCCCATCATGGTTCTCTCCATGGACGGTTCGTGGGACTGGGCGACCGACAAGTGATAACGCTCAGTTTGCTTTTGCTTGTTGGCTACTTGCTTGCATAGCAAATAAGAAAGACCCCACCGTTGCCCTCCACGGTGGGGTCTTTTTTTTCTCCCTGCCCAAGGAAGAATCAGAACGGCTCTTCGTCCTCAGGGATGTCCTGACGATTCACCGCTGGGCCACGGCCCCTTGCAGGCTTCTTTGTGGCTCCATCAGAACCCTCCACACGCTGTTTGCGTGTGAACTCTTCAATGCTCCGCACAGACACCGCTACCTCGTCGGCAACGATTTCCACTTTGGTGCGCTTCTGACCACTGGCTTTATCGTCCCATGAACGCTGTTCCAGTGTGCCAGTGACGATGACACGCGAACCCTTGGTGGCGACACGCACGATGTCCTCCGCCAAGGCTTTCCATGCCACGACATCAAAGTAGGAAGTGCGCTCCTGCATTTGCCCTGACGCATCTTTCCACTGACTGTTTACGGCGATGCTGAAAGATGCCTTGGCACTCCCACCATCAAAAAAGCGGATCTCGGGATCTGCCGTAAGATTCCCGGTTACCGTAGCAACTGGCTTGCTCATTTTCGTACCTCGTTTCGTTATTGCGGGACTCCCGCGCCAGGCAATATAGCACCTGCTAGTGTTCGTGTCATGCCCCAAACGCCAAATATTTATGAAGCCAGGGTAGAGCTGGTCAACACTATTACGGATGTATTGCTTGACCTGGCTGATGCCGGATCAGTATCCGGGGAAGAACTTCGTGAACTCCAGCGGCAGATGGCCGATGTCGCGGATGCGATACTCGAGGAACTTGGTGCAGCTGTGCTCGAGGTGAAAGACGACGGAACCTACTTGCTCGAGGTGCGGACAGTCTTGGACTGAAGTCCCGCCTCAAGAAGTCGCATCACGATCTGTGAACCAGCTGCTTCTTCGTCCAGTTCCGTTCCTTCGGTAGCTGCGTCAATGATTGAGCGCTTTGCCTGGATCAACTCATAGATCTCTTCGTCAACTGTGTCTTCGGTGATCATGTACGTTGCGGTTACTGAACCCTTTTGCCCCAATCTGTGGCAACGGCTGTAAGTCTGATCAACGTCAGCTGGTGTCCAGGGCAACTCAACGAACAAGACTTCCTGCGCTGCCGTAAGTGTGTGTCCAGTCTTGGCTGCTTGGATGGACAGAACGATACACGGGGCTTCGGTGACATCCCCTTCTTGGAAGAGGCGCTTGTTCTCCTCAACCACCGACACGTCCATCCCACCCTGGATCTTCAGCCCGCCGAACTTGTTTGCGAGTTCGTCAACGATCTCCCGGTGATGGGCTGCAATGACGACCTTTTGTCCGCCGGCAATCCGCGATTCAACCCATTCGGTGACCGCGTCCATTTTTGCACGGGCAGCAATCCGGCGAAGTACCGCAAGTCTCACCAAGTGTTGGTTTGCTTCCGCTTTCATCCTGGCGCGAACAGCTGCGGATCCAGGTGATTTCCCGAGCTCGCGAGCAATCTCTGCAGCGCGCTTGACCAGGTAGTCAATAATGTCGTCTTGAGCTTCCTTGTATTCGCGCATAATCTTGGCAGTCCCGTCAACAACGACAGGAGCATGCCTGACATCTGGGAGCTCGTCAAGTACTTGCGTCTTTGTCCGACGGATGTAGCAGACTGAGCGAAGGGTGTCGTTGAGTTCGTCAAGATTTGTGGCGCCGTCAATGTGCCACACTTTCCACTTGTCTTGATAGGCACCGCAGTAGCGCCTGTAGAAACCCCATTTCCCCCCGAGCGAGTTGAGCCGACCAATGATTTCCAGTTGCGATGCGTATTCTGCAGGACGGTTTGTGATTGGAGTCCCGGTCAGGCACAGAACCATTCCAGTTTTCGGACACGACTTGGCAAGTTTGATTGCCGACTTCGTGCGCTGTGCTGTTGGGGTCTTGACGTAATGCGACTCGTCAAACACGTACGCGTTGAACCCAAGCAGCAGCTGTTCCCAGTGAGAAATGTTTGAGTAACCCACAACAAGGTAGTCAGAAGCCCCGTAATTCTTGGCACTAGAATTGACGGTGGCGGATGATCCCGGGAAACTGCGTCGGTTAGTAACAACCTCCACACTTCGGTGCGGAAACCATCTGTTGATCTCTTTTTTCCAGTTCAGCACGAGACTTGGTGGGCAAATTACGACTGCTGGGAATACTGCGCTTGTCTGGGAAGCAAATTCTAACGCAGCGAGAGCTTGCACAGTTTTACCGAGGCCCATATCGTCAGCGATAAAACATCTGCGTGCATCAACTGCGTATGCAACCCCAGCCCGCTGGTAGGGTAAAAGGTCGCCAACCATGTTCGGTATATTGACATCGGCGTCTACAGATCGTGATGCTTCGCTTTTTTTACGCCTATTTTGGATGAATTCCTCGGCTTCGGCACGAACATCGTCGTCTACGGGTACCCCGAAATTGTCAGCCCATGCGACAGCTTCTGCGATGGCCGTCACTGGAACCCTCCACGCCTTGGACTTTGAATGCCACGTAACGCCAGGAAGTTGTTTTACTTTTCTGACCTTGACTTGGTCGTAAAGAAAGCCGAGGTATACCCACTCTCCGTCCCTCTTCAGCCCAATGAACTCGTTCTCTGTTCGTGGTACTTCAAATCTAGCGACGGTTGGCTCTATGAAGAGGTTGTACCTTTGCGCAATTCTTCTAGAAGCAGCTATCTGTGTGGCTGGAACTCGCCAAACTTTAAACTTCTTGTCGTACTTTGCTCCAGGTATAAGACGAACTTCGTCTACGAGCTCAGCGTTGTATTCAAACTCAAAAACAAGCATGTCTTTGAGGAAGAACAAGCTTCCTGCAGATGTGTCGTACCTCATCATTGATGATTGTAATCGTTCATACAGGCAGCTGATCTGACGAACCGAAGGCCTGATGAAGGGCCATGGTCTCAAGGATATGTGTTGCGTGCGCAATGACTGAAGCTGGTACCGAAGTTGTTTCTCCGTTCGGCGCAGTTCCAGTGATCACGGCTGGCCCAACAAGATAGCTTCCAGCAATGATTGAAGCAATTGGATTCATTTCAAAATCGCTAAAAAGACCAATGTCGTTAACAAAGACTGAAAACATTTGTCCGTCTTGGGTTGTCCTCGTGACGGCATCAATGTCTCCGTCAATCATGTCTGAGATTGATGAGTTGTTATTTGTGTTCACCTGCACGCGAGTGATGCGGTTACCGTCAATATAGAGACCAGTCGCAAACATTATTGCGCTCCAAAAAGTGCGCCAAGTACTACAACAAAGAGTACGCTAACGATGCTCATGCCTCAACCGCCATGTAATTGAAATCAACATTACCAAGGCGGCCAAAGCGCTCACGAATCAGCTTGATACGAGATGTTTCCGTGGTACCACCCCAAATGCCGTCGGTGATTTGATTGCAGATTGCGAATTCGAGACATTCGGCCTTTACAGTGCACTCACTGCAAACTTTGATTGCGCGTTTTACTCCTCCGCGGTCGGATGGAAAGAAAAACGAGACATCTTTGTCTTCGCAGTTGCGGTCGAGACGCCAGGTCATATATAGCTCCTTAGTTAGTAGGTTTAATCAATATACGTGCGCCGGCTCCTGTTGTCAACTTTTTTAAATGTTTTTCTAAACTCGAGGGCTTTGTCTTTCTGAACTCGAGGCTCGGGCTGGTTTGACATGTGGTTTAACTGTTTGAAGGTCATGAGTCCCGTAATGATTCACTAGACAACTTATGAGGTCTTAGTCATCCTTTATTACAAAACGGTCAACCGCTACATCCGTTACGCTGTGCTTCACTACTTACGCTTCTGACCTCTTTGTAATAAAGACATGAACTAAGCCCGCAGTACAGGTAAGGTCTTAGTCCCGCTCGCATATGTAGTAGCAAGTACCTTGCTGCAACATATGACTCGCTAGTCCCGTATGGTCATTTATGGCTAGTTTTGGATTGATGCGCTACCTGGTAATCACTAATGCTTCGTATAAGTAGCTGAAGACGGGGCTAACGATGCCGACAAGGCCATTCCAGCTTGGTTTTATCGGCTTTACCCGGGTCGCGCGCGTGCAAAGTTAAAAACTTCTCCTTCGAGAGCCGGATCCGAGCTGCTCGAGAGGACAAAACTCCCTTTTTCCAGCTGCCGGCCTTCCCGGCAGAACGTTTTTTCAGCAGCTGCGGGTAGCTTGAGTTGATCTGGGCATCTTGGGTCAAAAGCCCCGTAACAGGTTGACATTATTATTACGGTGGTGGATGATAGCTACGGAGGATTTACTAATGCAGACATTCGTACCTTATGAGCATTTTGACCAGTGCGCTCGAGTTCTTGATCGCCAGCGCCTCGGGAAACAAAGAGTTGAAACGCTTCAAATTGTCCAAGCGCTTGTCCCGGTCACCGGAAGAAAAAGTCATGGATGGCGGAACCACCCAGCTACAAAGATGTGGGAAAAGAATCTCGGCGGCCTGATCGCTTACGGAGTTGCAATCTGCGACGAGTGGATTGGGCGGGGCTACAAAGACACATGCAAGGAAAAGCTGCTTGCCGTCTCGAGCCCGGAATTTGATGATTTGCCGGCCTGGTGGGGAGATTCGCGAGTACACCTGAGCCACCAAAGCAATCTTCTTCGCAAGGATCGCGCTTTCTACGGCCAATGGAATTGGTTGGTGGAGGATGATCTCCCGTACTTTTGGCCAGTCTCGTAGTTTTTAGTTTTCATCTGGGTTGCTTTTTTTATTTAAAGCTTTTATGATCTTCATTACCTATACAAAGGAGGCATTATGGGTATGGATGTAATCGGAAGGAACCCCACGGAAAAGTGTGGTGAGTACTTCAGGAACAATGTTTGGTGGTGGCGCCCGTTGTGGAACTACTGCGAAACGGCAGCTCCGGAACTCTGTTCTGACGTGGATGGTCAATTCAACGACGGAGATGGACTCAACGCCGAAGGTGCCAGCCAACTTGCTGACATCCTGTTTCGTGAGATTGAACTTGGCATCACCAAGTCATACGAAGAGGGATACCGTGAGCACATTGCAAACCTTCCTCGCAAGAACTGCGAATGGTGCAATGCAACTGGTATTCGCACTGACACCGTCGGTCTTGATCTTGGGTTTCCTGATCGTGAACTTGATGAGGCAACTGCCTTGGTAGTTGGACGCACGCATGGTTATTGCAATGGTTGCCATGGTGAAGGGGTTGTTGATTCGTTTGAAGCCAGCTACCCATTCTCGGTTGAGAATGTCCAGGAATTTGCGCTCTTTCTGCGCCATAGCGGAGGATTTCAGATCTGGTGATTACTGTATTTTTTGCGATCCTTATCGGGATTCTCTTGGCGTCGTGAGGAGGATGTTGTGATTCTTCGTACTATCGGGCTTACTTGCGCACTCGTGTATCTTGCGTGCGCACTCGCCTACGCATACATTTTGATCACTGCAGACGAGTTCAACGAACCATACGACGACGAACTGTGAAAACTTTTTACTACAACTACCACGATAAACATGACTTTGACCAAGTTGTCATTGAGGTCGTTTACAGCGACACGCATGAAGCGTTTATCTGCGAGTGGTGCGTTGAAGGTGGGTTGAACTTCACCCATCTTCACGCAACCGAAGGTGGCACTGGCGACAATGTGCACTTTCGCTACCGCAAGATGCAAGTACGCACTCTGCGTCGCATGAAATGCCTTATCTGCGACCTGCCGGTTGCCAGGTCTGTTGACTAAAACTACTGACTTTCCGTTATTCGTGGACTTCTCCACGGAGCTAGTGCTAGCTTCTCAATTGACATCGTTTTCAGTCCGATGTCTCGTTTGGGGGGTGGAGAGCCACCGCGTTTCTGACATGCGCGGTGGCTCTCGCCTTTTCAGAGACTGTTTATGGTCGCTAGTCCCGTAATGAATAAGAACACAGACCCGGTTGGCTTCGCACCCATTACATTCCCCAACGGCATCGTTACATTACGCTCCGCTTCATTACACTTAGCCTCCGGGGAAGTAATGATGTGACTACGCCTCTACTCCAGAGTCCCGTAGCTACACGTAGCTACAAGATCCAAGAAGACGGGGCTGGCGGCGCGCCATCTTCTATTGACGGTGGCGGATGACTCGAGTCGCGCCGTCGGAGTTTTTCCACAGGGCCCGGCAGCGGCGGTTTGTTTTTTCTTTGCCCCGGGGTGGTGAAGTCAGTTTTCAAAAGTCAGAAATTTTACGGGGAAAACGAGTTTTTTGAAGTCCTTATTCTGTAAGGGTTTCAGCACGCATCTGGGCAACCAAAAGTCGCCAAAAAGGTAACCACCTACCTCAGCGCATCCAGGGCCGGCGGAATAAAGATAAAACATGCGGGGCTACTGGGTGTATTGCCCGCAATACGCCATCTGGCTTGTATTTTTTGCGATACACACGTGTACATGCGGGCATTTTTTTCCTAGCTCCAGGGTTGTTTTTTTATTTTTACAAAGTAGTATTGCCGGTAGCTACACGCATTCGCGGCGGAGCTCTGCCCAAAATTCAATTTCCGGGCCCCAGTTTGAGCAAAAATTGCGATCACTTCACCAGGCGCAGTAGCTGCAATCTAAATTTTTAGATCCAGGTCAGCTCCTCGAGCGCAAAGAGTAAGTTTTCTCGCAGAATTAAACAGCCTGGGCCAGAGCCCCGTTCCTCCGTCCGGGGGCGGACGGGACTGTCGCGCTGTCTTCTTCTTTTGACGGTGGCGGATGATGGCCAGTCGAGATTGTTTGTCTTTTTCTTCAGCTGCCGGCCGGGCTTGCGATCTAATCATCTGGGCCAGTCGAGATATTATTCAATAGAGTTGCATTATTGGATAGCTTCGTATATGATCTTGCGCATGCGTAACAAGATCAAAACTCTCACCGACCCGGATACGGGCGATCAATATTTTCAGCTGGCCGTTGACGGATTCATTTTCACCTGGCATGGCGGCCCATACGTAGATATTGCGATTGGGGATGTTCCCGACCAGGCTTTTGACTGTGTAAATGTTTGGGATTATGAAACAAGCGAGCCGACGATCACGGTTGAAGGCCTTTTCTCCGTTGCTCACGAGTGGATGACAGACAACTTGCCTGACTGGCGTGATACTGGCGCACTTCATGATCACATCGCGTACTACTCAAATTTCTCTACCAATAAATAGAAAGGAAATAAAAATGACCACTCTCTTCGGGGATCATCTAGGCCTTTGGCAGTCGGAGGTATCAAACGACTGCACCTGCGTTAAGTACGACACGATCAAAGAAGAGTTCACCGATGAGCCGGCCGATGATTGCTACGGCGATTGCTGGGAGTTCGTCGTTGAATTGTTCAGCGAAGATACCAAGTCACTCCGTGAGTCAAATGAGACTGGATGGTGGCATGTCAAGGATCTCAACCTTTGGAATCGTACCGTTAGCGGTTATTTCCACGCCGAGAAGGTAGTTGACATTCTCCGTGGCATGACAGTTGACTCAAGCTGGACGTTGCGCTACAACGTGCACGCTGATCATGTTGCCTACTCGCTCAGTCACCACGACAGCATGGGTGGAGCCTCGCAGCTTTGGCCAGTTAGCGAAGACGAGGCAGAACGCTTGGGCCTTTAATGGGTACCGTTTTCTTGGTACTTGTGCTTGCTTTTCTCCTGGCCGGCTGACAGTCAAACAACCGATTAAGCCCTAGCGCCTAAAACAAGCTCTCAGCTTGGGTGCTAGGGCTTTTTCGCATGCTCAGACATACAGTGTGCGCATACTCAAAGAGTTCTTCAGTGTAGGCCACGGTTGTGGAGCCGTACTTTTGCCAACCCTTTACATGCCGGCTGATGCCTGGCGTATCTTTATTCAGCTCAATGCCGCACACTTTGCACGCAAACAACGCCATTGCGACAGTCTAGCGCTAGAGTCCCGCCAAGTCTACCCCTCACCGAGAGAATCGCCCTGGGTTAGCTAAGTCTAAAAACTCAGGCCCAACCTCCGAAGCCCCGCTGGCCATAAAGCAGCAGGACAGCGGGCAACGGGGCTAAGGACTTCCACCTCCTTTACGGTGGTGGATGATCCTTTTTTATACGACCGGGAGGGGGACGATCATTTGATGCAGCTTGTTTTCCTCTTGCAGCTTCATCCCGATCATCGCGACAGCACGGAAAACCGTGTCGTCGTCTGTTTCCCACTCCGAGACATTCATCTGACCGCTCACGAGATCGCGAAGACAGTCCACGATGGCATCCGCGCCGGTGGTTCCAAGTCCAAAATATCCTTCAAGAATAAGTTCAGCGACCTCAATCACTTCTTTTTCTTGATCGTCGGAGTAAAACTTCATTTCCATTAGTACCAGCAATCCAATCCGCCACACTCAGCTGCCGCCCAGCGGAGATACCACTCAGCGTAGCGGAGGCCATTCAGGACGTCGGCCTTATCTTCGGCAAACTCTTTGTCGGCATCTGCGGCAATGTCTTCATTTTCATAAGAGGCCGTAACGACCTTGATGAAGTCGGCCAGCTGGGTACAGGACTCGGCTGACTTGTGGCTTGCATCATCATTATCGCCGTAGAAGGTGAACTCGTCATCCATGCTGTTGTGCGAGGCCTCGGCCAAGATCGCGTTGCCGTATTTACCGCGATACCAGCAGTCCGTACCAAACATCCCATAAACGCGACCCTCAGTAATCCCGGACTTGGCGAAAGCGTTTTGATACGGGCAACCGCCAGCTTCTTGTGTTTCTTCGCACTTGATCGTCATCATTGGCTGACCGTCTTCGTCAAGCAATGCTTCGCCAGTCTTTTGGCTTACACGTTGTTCCATGATCGCCGTACCCTGTGTCTTGCACGGGTACTCGTGTGGCATATTGTCCAATCCCATTTTTGTTCCTTTCTGTTGGGAGTCTCAGTATATGACTAATAAAAAAGAAATGCAATAGTTTGACAAAGCATTTTTTGGTCGCTATCATCTACCCTGTTCACAACAAGGAAGGAATAATATGAAAACATTGGACTTGGCCCTCAAGGCCTCTGACCACTTCGGGCAAGCAACGCTTGATCCTGAAAAGAAACTGCCCGAGGCAATCATTTTCGGGGTTGATGATGAAGGCATCTCCGTTCTCAGCTCGGCTATGGACATTTACCACGCCATTGAGCAAGCGCATGAATCGCCCGCCGTGAAGAACGGCTACGCGGCTGTAGGCGCATTGACGTCGGGATGGGCTTCTCCGATCCAGGAAGGCGAAGATGAGCCTTCTACGCCACCGAGCGAACACCCTGAACGTTGTCGCGTGACGCTGATTACAGTCTTCACCCGCCAAACGTCGGCTTCTGTGATCCATTTCGCTGATGGCTCGCATTTCACCGATGAAGGCGAAGGCCGTGGCGCACTCGCGAACCAAATGAGCGATCTCGCTCACAGTCTCTGCGCATAAAAAAACCACCCCAAAGGGGCGTCTGGCGGATCAGTTCCGTCGGACGCCCCTTTTTTGTTGCCCAGGATTATGCAGCTACACGAAGAAGCACTCCGGAGCCCCGTTGGCGGTGTTCTTCTTTTTTTACGGTGGCGGATGATCTTCTTTTTTTCCCGGCCGGCAGATCTCTGCAGTTAAATATTTATTATTGACACGGGTTGACATTTTCTATTTAAGCTGCTTTGATGTTCTTATGTCTACTAACAACAACCTCAACGATGACATGTCGCTGTTAATTCATGTCATTCAAGAAAGCCTCAACAAAGTTCTCGTGGGGAGGCGCATTCGCCTTACTTCAACGACTGATAAATTCACGAAGCTCTTGCCGGGAGCAGAAGGAACAATCAATCTCATTGATGATCATGGCACTGTTCATGTCACTTGGGATGACGGTTCAAGCCTTGGCCTCGTCCCTGAAGAAGATTCTTGGGAAATTATCTCTTAGGGGTTGACTTTCTATTTAGTCGCATGTAAATTGAGCTATGACATAGGAGGTTGTCGTGCTACTAAGTTAAGGGGTGCCAGTTCATCCCGCACCAAAAACCACATTCGTGGGATCGGAACTGGACGATCCCACACTCAAATCACTTACTAAGGAGGAATAAAATGAAAGCAAGCGCAGGACAAATGAGCAAGGCGGTTTCCGACTATCTCGCAGCTCGCGAGGCAAAGTCTGAAGCTGAAGACGCTCTCAAAAAGGCAGAGAACGCAATGCGTCTCGCAATGGCAAACGGAATGACTACTTCCGTTGTTGTTGACGGCGTCAAGGTTTCTATCGTTGAAGGACGTCGTCCGTCATACGACATTGAGAAGCTGAAGCAAATGGTTAAGCCAAACCTCTTCAAGACACTTATCAAGAGTGTCGTGGATGGAGAGAAGTTCAAGGCGGCCGTGAAGCTTGGGTCTCTGCCGACAGACATTGCGGAAGCATGCACGGATTACAGCGATTACTCGCAGATCCGTGTTGCGCAGGCTGTGGAGGCCTCGCAGACGACTTCCGTCACCGCCGTTGCCTAGTCATTAAACTAGGTACGGCGCTCTGTGCGCGGGGACTCCACCTCCTTGCCCTGCTGCACGACGCTAGCCAGCGTCTCGGTTTCCTTTCTGACCGAGGCGCTGGCTTTTTTTATTGCTGTCGTTTACCGATTCGCGTCATCCCAAAGATAATCAAGAAGCAGTACGAAAGTATTCCGCACTTCCACCACGGAATCATCCAGCTGATCACGCCCTCTGATTCAAGAACCCAAAATGTCAGCCAAAGTGAAGCTGTTAAAAACAACGATCCCCAAACGAACGTAAAAAACGCTGTCCAGGTTCTTATTTGCTGCTCGTCAGTTTCTTCTTCCTGTGGCCAATTGCTTCGGCTGAACTCTCTAGGCATTTATTTTTGACCTCTTCACGATCTGATGAACTCTCTGGCGCGACAGATTATGTTGTTCAGCAATCTGTTCAAGCTTCAATCCTGATTCGCGCGCCTGAACAATTTCCTGATCGCGCTTCGGAGAAACTTTTCTTCCCGGCTTAAGCGGGCCCCAGTTCCATCCAGGAAAAGATTCAAGCTGAGTAATTCTGTGAGGCATAAGATCGCCCCTGTGGTAGGCAGCTCGAGTAGCGCAAACCCATGGCCCCAAGCTCACAACAGTCCCGTCAACTTCAATCTTTGCAGTTGCCGGCACGAGAGCTGTTCCATTTAGCTTTACGTACTCCTCGAGGGCTCGGACTTTGTTGTCCCATCTTTTTGTAATGTTCATGAGTAGGACTTTACTACAGCTAACGGGGCTACCAGGCATACATCGCGTATAGCTGCAGCTGTGCGTCCGAAGCCCCGCTGAGATGCGTCTTTTTTATGACGGTGGCGGATGAGCTGCCGGCGGATTCTTTTTTGTTTGCCCGGCCATGGCCACTCGAAGTAATTTAGCCTTTTAGGTAGTTGCTTTTTTCTTGATGGCTGTTTAGAATACGCATACCTAATCAAGGAGGAATAATGACCCGTAAGGACTACAAACGTTTGGCGGAGGAGCTGGCAATCACTCTTCGCAACCTGGATGGTTGCATCGCATCAAAGGGAGATGGCGAGAGCGACCAACGCACAGCTTTTCAAATCGCTGTTGAATGCATGTGCGACGCAATGAAGCGTGACAATCCACGTTTTGATCGCAGTAAGTTTCTCGAGGCGGTGGGTATCTGATGGAGTGCCAAGGTTTTTACGGGCCATGTAGCGATGAAGTTGTTTACGCTTCCTACCTCATGCCTGATCTTTCGGACGCCGGGTGCTGCTGGCTTTGTTCCAACTGCATCCAGATTCTCAAGAACTCTGGTGCTGAAATTTTTGGAGTAAAGGGCAATGATGATGACTGACTGCCAAGGTCTCGGTACCCCCTGTAGCGGCGAAGGCTTCTACAGGGTTTTTTTTACTCCCGACATGACCCTCTCTGGGGAAGGTTGGTTTTGCTTTAGTTGTGCCAAGACACTTGTCGGAATGGGCGCAAAAGTTATTGACATGAAGGAAGGTCTGTAGCTTGCAAAGACTTTCTCGCTCGAGCAGATGATTGATAGAATTCCAACAATGAGTTATTTTACTTACGAAGAAGCGTGCGCACTCGGCAAAGAGGATTGGGCAAAAGCATCAAAACAGTACGGGAGTGTATTTTCCATTCCCAAAGATGTTAAAGAAAGAATCGCTGAGCGCGATCGCGCACGTATGTGTGCAATTACAAATCCTTCTCTTTCCGTCAAGGAGCTTGTCTCTTATTACTCGATTGATGCCAAAGTTGCGGCAGACATCTTTGGATTTGTCCAGGTAGAGCCAGATAAGAAAGTTCGTCGTTCTGACAAGTACGGGACTATCTACTCTTGGTGTCAAGAAAATGTTTTTGCCCAGGTGACAGCTGCTGAGATCGCGGAGCTCGGAGAAATTTCTTATCCGACGGCCCTCAAACTGATCGCGGACAGGCCAGATCTCTTTCGTAAAATCAAGCGTGGCCTCTATGAGGTTCGCGATCCAAAAGCTGACCGGGAAGCAGAAAAAAATAGCTAGATAGGTTGACAGTCATGCGGTTAGTGGCTATATTGAGGCCACCTATTAACCACTACGCCTAGGAGGCAAAAGTGTCAACCACAGATATCCGTGCGGCTCACGTATATAAGCCAGAGGTAAGTTTCCGTACCTACTACCACGAAAGCGATACGGTGGAGAAGGGCACGCCCTGGTTCCACACCATTCAGATCAAGTGGAATAGCGAAAAAGATGGATCGTATGCATCTGGTTCATCTATCACCTTCACCTTCCACGACATCAGCGAAGTTTGGGATTTCGCAGGCAAGATGGCCGAGGCCAACACTCAGATTGTTGACTGCGTCATGCAGGAGCACAAGGAATTTGCTGAGTCGCGCATCAAGCAGACTGCTGGGGTGAAGTGATGGGTTACTACGTTCGTACCGAAGGATCAGAATTCTTCATCAAGAAAGAAGACTTTGCATCTTGCTACAGGGCGATGTGCAAGCTTAACGATTACGACCATCTGAAGCGCGGTGGCGGCTGGGGCAATGACATCAGCTCTGACGATCCTCGGCCTGAGGGTATGGATCACCATCCTGCGCGTTGGTTCTCCTGGATGGATGCGAACTATCCAGAGACTATTGCAACATTTCACCAAATGTTGGTTGAGCTCGGGTTTGATCCAACTTATGACGACGAGGGCAATCTGATTGACCTCGTTTACAACAACAAGCAGGGACAGGAAGACCTTTTCTTCTGCGCCATCTCGCCTTGGGTTAAAGACGAATCATGGATTGAGTGGCGCGGTGAAGATACAGACATCTTCCGCTGGTATTTCGCTGCTGGCCAAATGCGTTACCAGGGCGTGCAGCTCAAATGGGTTGACCTTGAATGGGGGAAACTCGCTAAAGCTCTTAGCACCACGCAGCTTGTTGAATGTTGGTCCGCAGGCCAGGCGTGAAAAACCTGACACGCACCGAAGTTGAAAAGCTCGTAGGACGCGAAGTTCTCGTCACGATGAAAAGTGGCGAGAACTTTCGTGCTTTATTTAGCGGTAAGTCTCTTGACATACAAGACCTGACGCACGGCGTTTTCCGCAACCCACGCATGCGTCATCCTTTTAAAATTGACACTCGAGATGCGGACTGGGTGTCATTTCCTTACATCATGATTCGCCAGATCATTGCCGACGACGCAGTAGAAAGTAACTAACATGACAATTACAACACTTGCCTTCATAATCTTTCTCGGAGGAGTTCTTGGGTCGCGATGAGTGTGCTTAGCCCACATATGGGCATGCGCGAGACATTTGATCGCCTGTGCGCAGCTGAACAGCCGGCGAAGAGTCGCTTCACCCTTGGATCACCTTGTCGTTTTGTTCGCTCGATTGACATCTTGATTCATATTGTTCTGCCGGAGCTCATTGAAAATAAGCTTCCTGGCACAGCCAAGTATCTGCGCTCAACTTCTCCTCGTTGGGGGCGGAGCTGGCGCTACTGGTAATTCCCCCTTCGGAGCCCCGCCGCAGATAGTGTCTTTTTTTGACGGCGGCGGATGACGTGTGATAAAAAGTCATATATGGAATACAGCTCATGGAACGATGCAGCTGAGGCTGCTGTACAACTAATCAATTCAGAAGTGAGGTTTAAACCCCGCACTGACCTAGTTCAGTTGCGTACTGATTTTGATGAGATGGTTGACGAATTTTTTCACACACCGTCCGGGTCGGAAAGAATGATTGCTCGCTGGTCAGTTGTTGGAGCAGATGCCTGGGAGCTCGCAATTAAAAAACAATTTGATTTCTCGGTTAAACGTTTAACCAAAATCCTGATCAGCAAACAACGAGACTACGGATCCGAGAATATTCGTCGCTTTGGACGCCAAGGCCTTTGTATTCGTACCCACGACAAAGTCGCTCGCCTCGAGAATCTCTGGGATCAAGAAGGAATTCCTCAAAACGAATCAATTGAGGACACATTGATGGACATCATTGGATATTCTGCGATTGGAATCATGTGGGAATCACAGCGATTCTTGCTGCCGCTTAAATAGTAACTATTTTGAAGAGCGGGGCCTGGCTTAATATCCAAACGGCCGGCCCAGGCGTTGAAGCTACCAAGCCCCGCTCCGCAGTCGCGCTAGCTTGAGCGCAGCTGCTGTCAATACTTTACATCAGCTCATGAGTCCCGCCGGGAAATATTCCCAATGTACTTGACGGTGGCGTATGAGTGTGTATACTGGGCACGCAACTGAACAGGCCGGCCGAAAGTCCGTTCGAGGCACTCCCGAAAATAGAGTGTTCTATTTGCGCTACCCCGGCATATATCTCCAAAATGGTTTCCCCCCTGGAACCCCCCTTCCGGACAGTCTTCCAAGTAAGTACAGCTGTTCGTAAGTAGCACTCCTTAATCAGCCTATGGCTGATACGGAGGCAGAGATAAATCGTTTGGAAGGGATTGTTTAGTACTTGGTTAAGTACTTAAAACGGTCTGTGGGTTGACTTATATCTGTAGTACAGGTACTTTTAGGAAAGTCCTTCAAACGTTTGTACGACAAGGGGAGCAGTTTGCGCGCAGGAGCTTTGATGCAAGAAAACCTTTTTGGTAACCAGGAGCCGGTAAAAAACAAGTTGGCCAAGAAATTGACGACGGCCCAGAAGATTGCGGCCATTAGTGAGCTCGAGGTCCAGGAAGTGTTCAACTACTGGGTTGATCAGACCTGGATCAAGCGGGGCCCCCGACCCAAGCTTACTGATCCACGGTGGCGGAAGATCGCGCTGGCCATTTACGAATACGGCCTCGAGGAGGCCAAGATGGCCATTCGGGGCTGCACCCTCTCGCCGTTCCATATGGGCGACAACAAGATGCGCCGGCGCTACACAGATATTGAGCTGATCTTGCGCGACGCAGCTCACATCGAGCGCTTCATCTCATTGACGGTGGAGGAAGACTCTCGCGGAAAGGGCGACTTCTAATGACCAAGGCCGAGCTTGAAGAGATCGTAGAGCGCGTATTCATTTCATGGAACCAGAAGGTCCCTACGGTGCGCGAAGAGCGTCAGAGGCTCTTGAAAGCATGGTGGCGGCCATTAAACGACCTGACCGCCGACCAAGTCAACCAGGCCGTAGACGCTTTGCTTGTGACCGACACGTACATGCCGAATCCAGGCGCAGTTCGTCGGCATTCAATCCTGAGCAACCAATCCGCAAGTCCTTCAGCTCTCGAGGCTTGGGCTTCTTTTCAAAGTGTCGCTCAAGCTGCATCCAGCGGAGAATATGTGGAGGTAGACCTTCATCCATGTACGAAGGAGGTAATACGCCGTCTAGGGGGCACGGCCAGTTATTCAATGCACACCAATGGGGATCGTCAAGCATTCATAGAAGTCTACAACACGGTGGCGGAAGAGTGGCTTCGGACAAAGCTCGCGATCAAGCCACCTTCGGAATGAAACGACTGAGTCATGCAAAATAGAATGGGACGACCCCCAAAATACACTGAGAATAAAATGAGCTCTATAACAATACGCGTTGATGGAGCTACTAAGAATTTGATACTAGAGCTGGCCGACGGTTATGACATGACCATCACGGAGTACCTGCTCACGCTAATCTCAAGGGATGCCGCGCAAAGCCCAGAAAGCCCGTAAACCCGACGCTACCTACCACATCGTTGTCAACCTACCCGGCTGGCTAAAGAACGAGATCGTAGAGATCTGTCGCAAAGAGAAGACTGGCGTCAACCAGTGGATCCTCTGGCTCCTCAAGGAGGCCGTAGAGGCACAGAAGGGCTTGCCACCAGCGCCACCACCACAAGCGCCTATGCCCGATGTCGCATCGCAGCTCAGGGCCTACTTCGCCGGCGAGAAACTAATGAACCCCTGCGGGCAAACTGACTGCGAACCGGAGATCGTGCAATTACAAAATGAAGGCTTTTGCAAAAAATGCCGCGTCCGGGCGTACTAATTTGCCCTTCTTTATTGGTGGCATTACAAATGTCGCTCTGATATCCTCAGTGTAATGTTAATTGACCCTACTCTCCGCACAGTCCATCCCAATCTAACCGAATACTTCAAAACAGACGCCCTTGAGTTTGATGCCCCTGCTCTCGCTCACGGCGTGAACATCATGGGCCTGATGGGTGGTGGAATCGCTCTCCAGATCGCTCAGAAGTACCCGATGGTTGAATCCGCTTATCGCACCGCTTGTAAAACTCGCAAGCTCCGCATCGGTGGTTGCTTTCCTGTTACTACCTCTAGGGCCGGCGCACCCTATGTCATCTATAACCTTGCGACTCAAGTAGAGCCTGGCCCTCACGGATCTCTGACAGCTGTTGATATTGCTGTCGGGCGTATGGTTCAGCACGCGCTGGATCACGGTATTAACCACATCGCTATGCCTCGCATCGGCTGTGGCATTGGTGGACTTCGCTGGCAGGATGTGATGTTTATCCTGAACGGGCATTGCTCGCAGGTGAAGTTCTCCGTCTGCTCTATCTAGCCTTGTCGCCCCACATCTGAGCAAGGGTCGGTCTAGTTGGCCCAACTCCCCTTCTCTTCTGTTCCGCAGCTAGCTGTCTACTGGTATACCCAGCCCACACTCCGTGCATGTCAGCTGCTGGAAACTCTAGGGCATACTCAAGGCATTGCTTACTGACTGAGCACTCTGAACATATCGCTCGCGCATTGAGAATATAAGAGATGTCCTTATGACTCTGGGGAAACATCTCGGTCGTTCTATTCCTACAATTAGCGAATGCCATCCAACCCAAACGTTGTATATCTTCTTCTGAAGGCCCACTGGGCTGTTCTATTTCAGTTAAATTATTCTCGTTAGTTTCTTCCATTATTAGACCTTGTCACATGCTCTTGTACGAACGTATTAAACGGAGCGCCAGTGTGAGGGTCAAATTTGGCTGTTACCGCTAGGGCTTTCAGGGCAATGGTTTTGGCTTGCTGAGGTGTGCATTTCTTATTCCCCCTCAGTACCTGTAAGGCTCCTAGGGCATACGGAGCACCAGTGCCGATTGCGTAATGACCGGCACTGTCGGAAGTCCAGGAGTAATCCCCCTCAATGATGTAAATCATTCCATTAATAACCACCAGAATCGTTGAGTCGTGTTCAGCCATATGGTGGCTTGAGTCTCTTTCTGGTAATGCGTACCCTTGTTCTTCAAAGCATCCCCTTAATGCGGGTACAAACTTGGATGTTATAAAGGCGTCCAGCTTCTTCCCTTTCAATGAGGGCGCGGGCGTCGGGGGCGTGAAGACATAGTGCAGGATGTTGATCGCTCGGACATCGCCTGCCGCTCCTAGAAGGTACTTGCCATTTGTAGCCACCTTTGAGCTGCCTGTACCCAATGTCGTGATCTGGTACGCAAAGCCCGACTCGTCTACCGAACTGATCCGGCTATCTGTCGTTACTACGGCGTAGCCGTCTCCCTGTATTCCTACGATTGTTGTCATGAAGCCTCCTCTGGCTTGGATTTGAATGAGGCCTCATATTCATCTAGTAGTGCATTGAGGTACATGACATCAAGGTGTTCTATTTGTTGTGGCCAGTCTCGGTATCCGCCGGCAATGACATCGCGCAAGGCCACATACGCCTTTGCACTAAAAGAACGAGATAGATTTAGTTGAGATTTAAGCAGAGCTATCTGTTGTAGAGTCTGTTTGAAAAATATTGCCTCTGGGTGTACTTCAACTTGACCAGTATCTAGGAGTCTGGCAAATACCTCTAGGCTTATCTCAACGGATTCTAGGTCACTGATGTAGTCAGGACTATCTTCATTTCCCATGTGGACTCCTAGTTATCTTCCACCCATCAGCAAGATATTCTTCGCAGAGGGTCTTGTAACGGAATCCCTTTTGCATAAGGAAGCCAGGTTTTCCTGTCAGTTCGCATGTCTTAGACGCCATCTCCTCGTGGTCGGCAACAATTCTGCTCATCCGACCCAAGGCATCGCCTTCAACCGTTGTACTGAAGTAATACCTAAAGCCACCAAACTTTTCCTTAATTTGGAATATTGAGTGGTATGGATCTATCTCACACAGCTTTTCGTAGCATGAGACAACTATTGGGTGCCAGCCTTCGTCAACATCTATTGACTGGCCATAACTGGGAGAGATTCTCTCAGCTATTTCTTTGATCTTTTCAGTTAATGAGATGGAGCTCACCCCAACCCTCCGGTGATATCACGAAAGAAAGAGTGCCCTCGCGGGTTTTAACTCCATACGAATCTTGGAAGTATTCGCCAACTTGGGTAAGACTTGGGCAGATAAATACTGCGCGCCCTTCCTGTTCCTTTACATTCAGGTGGTGGTAATGGCCGGTTACAAGGATGTCGGCATCGGCAACGCCGGCATGAGCACGGCCATGGGACTGATCTTTCCACCAGTTCCACACTGCTTGAGCAGCGTTCGGGCCGGCTTTTGACAGATGTCCATGGGTGAAAGCGACAATATGGCCAGAGAGATTGAGTGATACTGTCAATCTTTCTAGCGGAAGCCTAAATCCGACATGACCGTAAACATCAGGATTGGCTGCCAGTATCTCGGCAACTTGCTCAAATACTGCAACATCGTCATTGTCGCCAGTGGTTGTGAACGCCTTACCATTAAGCCCGCGGTTTTCGCCGTGGTTTCCTCCGACTGCAGTTACTGTAACTTTGTCGGAAAGCGGAGCAACAGCCATGACAATGTCTCTAATGGCGCGGCGAACAAGCTTCAATTGCTCGCGCCTGTCAAGTTCTATTCTGAACTGCTGCGCAGGGTAGTGTCCGCATGTTCCTTCAAGGAGGTCGCCAAGGCCGGCAATGACGATATGTCCAATATCATTTCCAGCTCTACGTAGATCTGCAATCCTGTCGGGAATTGATTCTGGCAGAGCAGCAATCTTTTCAACCTGTTTTGCAACTCCGCCGCCGTCGCGGTTTCCCGTCTGCCAGTCAGACAGAGCAACTACAAAAGTGGACTCACCCGACTGTGGTCGCTTTTCTTTCTTTTTGGCCTTTTTGACCTCGCGATATAACTCTTCAGGAATGAACGAAACATCGCGTTTTCTGAGGCGAATCTCAGCTTTATACGAGTAACAGATGGCTGAATAGGCTGGCTGGCCTGGCTCGTCGCGCTTCCATCCATCATACGAGCACCATTTGATGCTATCACCAACAACTTCGTAGGCTTCTGGATCGAGGCCTCGCATTGCCAGCAAGTCAGACCAATCTTTGGGCGTTTCAAAAACTGTGTCGGTTGTAATTACACCCTTGGTGCCATCCCAGACAACCCCAGGCTCCCAGCCAGCAGGGTACTTCTTGTCCTTGACAGCATCTTCATGCTCAGCTTTGTTTTCAACAGCAGCTAGTCGTGCGATCAAGTCCTTGGACTTGTTATTGTGCGTCATTGTATGCTCCGCATCTACAGAATCCGTTTCTGTGGTAGGAAAGTGTGTCTCTGCCAATTCTGAAACCAGCGGATGCAAGCTCTCTGTGAATATCCGTTGTCTTGGCCTTTGAGGACAGAACGCTATTAAAAGCGTCCTTTGTTTCTTTGTCCCATTCATCCATCATCTGAATTACAGGACAGGGTTTTGGTTTTTTGTCCATCAAAGCTTCAAGCCGATTTTTAAGCTCGCTCAATTGTGGCCCTCCTCGCATCTTGTGCTGTCGTAAATTCTGCACCACAACATGTCGTGTATGCAAGTATACTCAATAAGTTTTTGCTACTGTCTTTGTAGCGAGGTTGTCAATGGACAAAAATAAACGAAGCCACCGTGAGCATGTTTTGCGGGAACCGCTTGAGCAATCAATAAGGGCTGCCTTGGAGTCTGGCAGTTCGTCAAGCGATGTTGTAGAAACAGTGCTCAAAACACTCAACTCTCAGCGGATGATCATGTACTCAGCGAAGGATGAAATCTCGCTGATAACACCAGCCGGCAGGGTATTGGTAGCGATGCTTGAGGATCCAGAAATTACTCAAAGGGCACTTTCTGTATACCTTGGTGTGACTGAATCAAATATCCACAAAGCCGTCAAAACGCTTGTTGATTCTGGACTCATAGCAAAGACAAAAGTAAAAGGTCGCAACAAATATCAAATTGATAAAAAACGCGCCCTTGAGCATCCTGATATCAGGCGCCTTATTGACGCCCTGCATGCACAGCGCATGCTAGAGCCCCAAACCCCAAAAGATATCATTGAAGAAGAGGATCCTTTTTAGGATTGAGAGCCTTGGCTTACCAGCCAAGCCGCAAAGAACTCGTCAGCTACTGGTATTACCCACACTTGACAGAGTTCAACGTCGTACCTTGGCTCACCAACAAGAGTCCATGCAATTTCCATCTCTGGGGAAACTGGCGCAACACCAACATTGCAGTCAAACCCGTAGCGATTCAAGAAATACTCAACTACGCACTGGCCTTTTACAATCCCAGAGCATGAAGCATCTTCATCCTGCCCATGTGGACAACTGACGCTTCTTATGACAATTTCAGCCTTGTCAAGAACTAAGGACATTTTGTGGCCGTCGTTGTGCCACGTCATCTCAACTTCCATATTGGAAGATTACTGGATAAATCTGAATATTTAGGTACGGCCTTCTAAATCAGAAGAGCAGATCCCAAACTTTAGATCCGACTACTCCGTCTTCTTTTAGGCCATTCTTGGTCTTGAAAGCCTTTACCGCTACTGTCGTTGATGGGCCAAAGTTCCCATCTGCTGGAGAAACCCCGAGCTTCTCCTGAACGGCCTTCACAGCGTCTCCAGTCGCGCCTTCCTGTAGATTGCCAGGGAAGGGCATAGAAGGAGCTGCAGCGCCTCCAGCGAGATATGGAGGCTGTTTGTCGCCAAGGCAGTACTGCCAATGCCAAGCCTCAAATTCAGGAGACTTAGGATCATTTCCTTGGAGGTAAAAACCATACTTGGGAGCGTTCTCGCACATCCACTCAAGGCACTTTCCACCCATAGCCGTGAGTTTGCCTTTTGCGTCGTAGCCAAGGTCAATGGCTAATCCAAGGCCATGGTTGCTGCGACCAGGTGTGGAGCTTGGCGCTTTACCAACCTTGAGGTACCACTTCTTTCCTTCGTACTCGCGAGTCACCTCTGGCTTGCGCCCAGTTGGCTTATCATCGTATCTGTCGCGGAATAGGGCCATCTGATCGGCAAACGGACGGAAGTCTCCGACATTCTTTAGCTTGAAGCCAGCAGCTTCTGCTGCCTTGTACATCGCATTGAAGTGAACCGCAACAGGCTTGTACATTCTTCCGCCTGTAAGAACCTTGTCAAGCATTGCGTCAGTTAGCTTGCCATTTTCAATCTTCTCGAGAGCTTTAGGTAGCGCTAGCTTGATGTATGGGTACTTCATTTACTTCCCTCTCTTGGATGATGTGATAACCAATTATACACCTGAGGGCTTTGTGTATAAGGCTTTCCTATATATGTAGTGCTTTTATTCTGTATTTGTTGAGCGCTTTCTAGATACAGCAGAAACTTCAGAATCCGCCACAGCGCCCTTCTTGTCAAACTTATTGAAAACATTATTGATCTCGCTAAGCGTTAGTTTTCCATCGTCTAGGAAAGCTCGCGAGAGTCCTTCAACCACTGTTGCAACGCCAGCTATACCCGCCATAAACATGGCTTTCCACAAGGGCACTCCAGCAATCGCTCCTGCGCCAATTACCCCGAGGCCCGAAGCAGCAAAGGTTGCGAGGATGCGCATGAGAATGTTGCTAACAACTTCTTTTTTCTTACTCACTTCTTGTTGCCTCCAAATCTGACACTGACAATAAATCCAGCAATTGATAGAATGAATCCATAGAAGACCATGTCACCAGTATTTGATCCTGTTGAAGGAAGCTTTGAACCGTGTGAATGGCTTGAGTGATCATGGACTGTGGTTTGAGTTGACGAAGAAATACCAAGGTCTGGTACTTTTGTTTCTGTCGTAGTTGTTACTAATTCTGTTGATGTCACAGCGGGTACAGTTTGAACTGTTGTTGCAGGAGCGGGCAGTTGGCTGGTTGTTGTGCTACTGGACGAGGTAGTGCTCGTCTGAGCAACAGTGGTGGTAGTTAATTCAGTAGTGGTCGTTGGAGCAGGACTCCAAGTAACTGTTGCAGACACAGTCTTTGAAACGCCATTGACAATTGCGGTTGCCGTATAGACATTCGTCCCAGTGGATGCCGTATTTACAGTAATCGTTGCTATTCCTGAAGAATCTGTTGTTGCAGTAAACGTTTGTCCAGCGTCTGGGCCGCTACTGACGGTCATGCTGACGACCACTCCGGCTTGTGGCACTCCGGAAATTGTTTGGGCTGTTGCTGTGATTGTGAGTGGGGTTCCGGCTGATGGGTTAGCAGGGCTAATTGCCAGAGTAAAAGAGCTTGGAAGACTGACACTTCCTCCACCTATGGATACCGCCTTACGAGTGTCTGAAGAACTTGGATATGGGTAATCAACAAGAGTTTTTAGCGTTCCAACATTTCCAGTGAAATAACCGTGCCAACATGCAGCAACCATTGTGTTTGTCAAGCCAAAATCTGTAGTTCCGTCCGTAGTCGCGTCTGGGCCACCGTTACAGCCACCACTGTTATACACAGCGCTTGGCAGGAGTGCTGTCAGCCACCCATAGGTGCCCATGTTTGCGAACAACCCACCACCAGAGTTGACAAAGTCGGCAATTACTTCAGCGTTAGATGTAAAAGTTGCCTCTACAGCAGAGGAGCGACTCCAGTTGTCTGGAATCCATATGACGGCAGGTTTAAGTGTGTTTATAGTAGAAAAGAAAGTAGCAACCTGAGCTGCTGAGTTGTAAAAGTTAACTGTTGGAGCGGTAGTGAATTGGCCTAGATACTTTGTTGTCAGAAGAGTATTCCAGTTGCCACCGCAGGAATTGGTTGCTCCGTTTGCTCCAAGAACAGCAATTGCGCCACTGTTCTGATTCGTTGCTCCGGCATGTGTTTTCTTTAGGACCTGTGCAATGTACCCCCAGGTCCCCTCTCCGCCAGAGTGGCAAACAGGATCCATTCCGTCAAGAACTATTGGGCCACCAGTTCCAGACGCATTAGCAACACTGACAATGCCGAGGTTGCGTGGCGCTTCGGACAGTGAGGCCACAAACAACCCACCAAAAAGGACAGTTGTTATTGCAAGTATTTTCTTAAGATTCATTTGAGTCACGCTTTACTAAAACACCTACAAGGTGAAGAATGAGCGCAGCTACGCTTATTTGGATTGCAAGTTTCTGTACATCTCCAGACAACGTGATCAGGACAAGGAGTGTTCCAGCTGCTGTCCATATAAGCGAGTGGAATTCGCTTGTAAGTTTTGTTATTAACTTTTTAAACATTTATATACTCACTGCTTTCTGTTGGGCGCAGAATTACTAGTAGTGGTATTTATTGATGACGTTGAAACAACAGGTGCCATAAATAATACAGCACCAGCAGCTACAAGGACCCTTCGTTCAGCAACTGTCACACGCGACCCAGTAGGAACATATATGTCAAACTTTCCTCCAAAAACATTTATTTCAGTCTCAAATGCTTTACGGACTGACTCAACTGCGTTTTGCACCGCGGCAACAATCTGAGAGGCCTCTTCGTCAGAAAGGTCTCCAGTATCAACGCTGGCAAAAATTTCCTCCGCCTGTTCGGACGTAATGCTTGCTAGCAACTCAGGGCTAGTTGCAAGCTGGACAGCTTGGTCGCTGTCAATTTCCTCGGCAAGGATTTCGTCAATAATCTCCTGCACCTGTTCAGGATCGAGCGTTCCAGTATTGATTATGTCAACTACATCTTCTATGGCCTCATCTGTTACACCATCAGAAAGCACATCCTCAAGAAATGCATCTACTTGCTCATCTGTTGCCTCGCCAGAAAGAATGTCATTGACCAATTCGTCGCTAGATGTTGGTTCAACAACTATCGGCGGCGCTGCCTCTTCTTCTGCATCTTCTTGGACCGCATCTGGTTCAAATACCGTTGTTTCCGGGGACGGGTCATTTACATTCTCATCTATCTTTGAATCTTCCTGCTGGGGTTCTGGCTCTACTTCAATTGTTGTTGCAGTAGGTACTTCTTGTTCTGTGGTTGTTGTTACATCTTCAATTATCACTTCAGTGGTGCTAGTGACTTCCGGCTTAGGAATAGTTGTTTCAGGGATCGTTGTTTCAGGGATGGTTGTTTCAGGGATGGTTGTTTCAGGGATGGTTGTAGTGGTGGCAGTACTAGTAGTAGTTGTTGGTGGAGTTGGGTCAACAACCATTACATCAATAGTTGTTTCTGGCCCGTAGACGCATGGACCTACGCCTTCAGCGGAGAAACAACTTTCATTTCCTGCTTTGATACCAAAGCGAACAGGTCCAAACCCAGTAGTTCCAGAGAACATATTTTCTGCTAGTGAATAATTTGTTCCTTGGTTAGTCCAAACTCCCCAGCCACCTGATGTTGTTCCACCAATCTCGTCAAGGTCGTAGAACGTGACACCATAAGCGTAGATGTCTGAATTGCTTGATATTGGGGCGTCCCAGTCTAGATTTACGCTTCCATTTGCGTTTGCTATTGCTGTCAAGTTTCTTGCTGCGTTAAAGTAAGGAACAGTAACAGCCAAGCTTTCCCAAGATTGACCATCAGAAGAAGTCATGACTCTATTATTTGTTCCGGAGTTTGCTACAGCAACATACTTGTTCGCTCCATAAGCAACTCCTTGCCATGAATTGTCTGGAACTCCAGAACCAAGTGTCCAGTTTGCACCATCTGCTGAGTAGGCAGAGCGTGAATTCACTCCACCTTCTGCTACAGCTATGAACTTGTTTCCGCCATATGTTATGTATCTCCACTGGTTGGCTGGAGCGCTTGCGGTGTTAGTCCAGTTAACTCCGTTTGTAGAGTACGCACCATACCTATTTCCTGTGTTCGTGCTGTATTCAAGCCACGAAAAACGCCCAGCACCAAACGCAACTGTTCGTATATCTACAATTGCGCCAGGGTTCTGAATTGACCAATTAGAAATTCCGTCTGCTGAGGACCAACCTCTACCAAACTGAGACACAGAAACAAATCGAGGAACAGATGCGCTACAAGCTACCGCATCATGCGACCATGCATAGGCAGGTGTTCTTACAGTCCAGTCAATCCCGTTTGTTGATGTCATAACGTAATTGCTTCCCCAAGTTGCAGTAGCAACAAAAAGACCACCGCAATTAGTTATTGCTTGCCATTCTCCGTTTGGAGCAGTTCTCGATGTCCACGTAATTCCGTCAGGCGATGTCATCACCGCATTTGAACCAACCGCAACAAACAGACCATCGGCATAGGCGATTCCTTGCCAGTTACTGTTAGAAGCAGAAGTTCTTGAAGTCCAGTAAGTCCCATTTGTTGATGTCATCACACGGTTTCCACTACCTGACGAAGCAACCGCAACAAACTTTCCGTCACCGTAAGTAACCGCCTCCCACTGTTGGTCTGCTGGATATCCAGTTGCTATTTGGGCTACGGATATTTGAGCGTTAGTAAATATTGGGCCATAGCATCCAGCCCAAAATAATCCATTATCATCGCCGCCAATTGCTATTGTTACGACTTCATTTGGCTGAGTAGTTGTTAGGGAAAGATTTAGTGTTGTTTGTTGGTCTGGGGCAACGACTATTCCGGATGTGACACTCTGATCTTCGTCGGAGATACTCACCGAGTATCTTCCATTGATCCAAGCTTCTGCGCGATCTTGAACTGTGTAGCTAAATTCAACCTCAGAGGGTTGCGATATGACTACCGTCTGCGTAACCACGTTCCACACATATGAAAAATTTAAAGCGTTAGCCTGCCAAGATCCGAGAGATGGATTTCCTCCAGAGCATGATGCGCCACCGCTGGCACCGGCCCATCCGCCACCAGCCGAAGAGAAAGTAGGGTTAATAATCTCGTTTGCTGCAGCTTTGACAGGGCTAGCAAATAAAGAAATTAGGGCTACTGGAAGAAATATCGCCAGTCTGGTAAACGACAGTATTTTTGGCATGCGCATAACATGCCAATTATAAATGAAAAGAGCTATTCAGCAGTGATTGGAATATTTTCTGTGTTTTCTTGTTGCAAAGTGAACTGAAGTTCCCTGATCTGTGCGCTCAGAACAATGTTTTCCGTTGTCAATGCGTTGACCCTGCGAATGAGTTCATCAATAATGAACTGCTGATTTACTTGCTGTGTCATGTTTTCCTACTTGGAACTAGCTTGATCTCTGGATACTACATCAAAATATCGGTCATACATTTTAGCTACAGAATCTAGGCCAAAACGTTCTTTTGAATATTTGCTTATTGCCGCCCGGTCGAGCAGTGGGGCATCATGGATGGCGTCCACATAGTCTTTCTCTGTCCTACACCTGAAACCAGTTACACCGTGAAGCACGGTTTCCGTAAATGCTCCCCAGTCAGAGCATATAACTGGCGTTCCACACGCCATGGCCTCTATGGCCACTGTTCCAAACGGCTCCACATACACAGTTGGCGCAAGTAGGGCAATTGCTCCGCCTAGAAATTCATTTCTTTTTTCAGTCCCAATCTCACCCAAGTGTTCAACGCCGTCTAAACATTCTCCTGGGCCTGCGGTTATCAACTTAACTTGAGCCTCTTTACAGGCACTAGCTGCCAACCAATGACCTTTTCTGTAGATCATTCTCCCAAGATAGGCGTAATAGCTTTCCGGCTGAGATCTATAAGAGAAATCGTTGATATCAATATAACTTGGTATAACGCAGTCGCGCTCAGACCCGTCGGTGTCAGAGGATCCAGTAGCGGCCCCATAATGTGTGTGCATCCATGCATACGATTCAAACACCCGATATTGCGCAAATATGCCGTGATACCCGATTCCAAACTCCACAGATTTGTTTCTAGGAAAAGCATCTGCGATTGGCTTGTGCGACCATCCAGCTATAAGACAAATAATGTCGGCCGGCTCGATCCTGTCCTTAATAGCCCGTATTGCAGATTGATTAAAAAAATTCCACAATTGTGTAGTTGGATCAAAATTTACTTGAGTGTAATGCTTTCCACCGAGCGCGATATCCTGTAAATCTTCTGTTATGCACTGTATGTGCTCTGTACATGGGGCTTCATTATTTGGGCCACCGTAGAGGTATACCTCATGACCAAGACCATGCATCATTTGAGAAAATTTACGGACTTTCTCAGTAAAAGCACATGACGAATAATTCTTCGTCGTGCTTGTGTGAGGAAGGCTTACTAGATGGAAGCGTTTTTTACTATATGCGCTCATGTGGAAGAAGCGGTGGGTACTGTTGAGCCTTTGCCCAGAAAAAATCCCTCATTGCATCAGAAACATTTGGAAACTCCGTGGGCCGAAGGCGCGCATTTACATCACCCTTGAGATACTTAAACACATGCATATCTGGGTATGACTTTATTTCTTCAATGAGCTCATCTGGAAAATTCAAGATATCAAAGAAGCGCCTAGAGTGGATTGCTATTCCCTCTTCATTGTTCCATGGGTCATCTACAACGCATGACCATTCATATGTGTTTCTCAGGAATTCAGCAAGAGATTTCGCCCACCATGTTTGTTCGTTAATCGGCGGGGAAAATGTTTCAAGAGCAAGTGATTCATCTTGCCCAAGTGGGTGACGTAGCTCAAAATATGTAATAAAGAAATATGGCGCAACATCAAGAACTTGACAATAATTTGTCACATTTGTTATGTGAACCCAACCATCGCCATAGATCTTCTTTCCGTCAATGTACTTAAATCCGACTCCAGTCCAATTGAGGTTATCGCAGCGAACATCCTCCATTGCTTTTAGCGTCCTTGGATCAATCCACTTCATTTCGCCATGATCTATGTATACAGCCTGCATTATCCCAAATAGACCATGATTAGTTGGGCTGAATGCTTTAAATAACTTGTCATAAGTTATATGGGGGGTGCGTGTAATTTCAGTTGCCATTCTTCCTCCACGGCAGACGAATTTTTGCTTTTCTTGAGTCTTCCTCCTCAATCCGAGCATCGGTTTGCTTAACAAAACGCCTATATGGCCCAGCGGTGGATTCGTGAGGCATAGATGGTGCATCACCAAAACCGCGTCCGATAATTGCTCTATATGCATCCATTGGCAATGCTGTTATTTTAGAAAAGTCACTATTGCGTTTAAATGGTATTAGATGCATTACTGGCGTTCCATATTTTATACTGAACGATGAACCAGTTGTAATATTTAAAACAACATTCATGGTGTGATAAACATCTGTGTGCACAATACTCGGAACAACTGAGTAATTACTATTCGGCTCAAAAAGCGGCGGTAAGACTATCGTTGACCAACCAGGGGCAGTCTTGAAGTGATACGGGTTTACTATCTTTGGATAAAAAGCATCTTCAATGTCGCGTGCTTCAGTCATCGGACATCTACCAGTTGACTCAAACGGGAAAGGCTCATTAGAGAAAGGTCTACCCTCGGGGTAATTCTCAATCATAACTTTCCACCGACCGCGAGAATTCATATCTGGTTCAAAATACATATTTGACCAAAATGGAACTGTCACCCCAAGTGAAAGGTAATCAATTGTTCCCGCACATCGTCTTATTGAACCTTTTGTTTTTGGTATGCGCTTAAACCAGTCTGGCAACACGTTGTGGCCATTTACAAATGGTGGATTCTCTAGAAGACGATCATCGTTTGGAACAATCAAAAGCTCGCCAGGTTTAGGTTTTGGTATGTCTTTGTAGTTTCTGTACTGAAAGCTAGTCATAAAGGTTTATCTCCCTCAGCGATTGAGCATGGTCAACGAGCTCATGATTAAACCTGTCAGCATTGCGTACAAACATGTCCTTTCTTACTGCATCTTTAATCCCGAAACGATTGATAGCCCTGCCAGCGCTCTCGCTATTGAGTATATTTTGACCTTGAGCAACGTGGATAAAATGCGCAGATTGGAACATGCAGAAGTAATTTTCCGGAGAGTCGTACCTTGTTGGAGGTCGTTCTGACCAAAGATCAAGAAGTTCCTGCAGCTCATCATTGATCTTCATGCCTTTTACATCATTCCAAAATGCTGTGTCGCTTCTATCGCTGATGTAGTGAAGTCTGATCATCGTCAAAATATTGCGCATAACTTGCTCCATATTGCGATTATAGAAGTTCTGCATTTTTGACGACTTGCTTGTGTACGAGGCAATATTTGGTATTAGCGCTTTTACCTGCTGAATAGTGCTACCTATTGATGTGGCCTCAAGTGGTTCAACAAATGAAGAAGCAAGCCCAACGGCAACACAGTTATTTACCCATTGTTTTTTTAGATATCCTGGATCAAATGAAAAATGTCTGAATTTGTCTGGTTTATAACCTGTCATATCTGAAGCTTCAGCAAAGGCCTCATCTGCACTAATGTGATTTGAAGAGAACACATAGCCATTGCCGCGACGCTCTTGCGTGGGAATTTCCCACATCCAACCACTTGTAGCAGCCCTAGCCCTTGTGTACGGTCTGATCTCTCCAGACGGATCAGACTCTGTCGGGAATGCGATTGCCGAATCGCATAATAGATAATCAGAGAATGACACCCACTCTGTATTGCCAAGTTTTGTCATTAAGACGCGGGCAAATCCAGTCGCATCAATCCAAAAATCCGCAGCTATGTCTTCTCCGCTTGAAATCTTTACTGAAACGATATTTCCAGTTTCTGAGTCAATAGATATATCCTTGACTTCATCGTCAATCAACTTTATTGACCTACTGAAACTTAATCCCTCAAAGTATTCATTAAGTCTAAATGTATCAAAATGGAATTGATTAGTGTTACTGTGAAGATCAACTCGGCGTATCTTGTTCTGAGTCAGACCAACAGTTGTTGTCTGCGTAGTCAGAAGTTTTCCTCGATCAATAAAGCCTAGATATGTCGGATATGTTCCGAATGCAAAAAGATTTTCATCGCCCGAAACGCTATGGAAGTAGTCTGGAGTCTGACGACTCCAGTTTTCAAAGCGGATGCCGTACTTGTGGGTTGCTGCCGTCATTGCAAGCATCTCGAGAACTGGAATGTTGCATGTATCCATGAACTCGCGCCAATGCTCTGTACTGCCTTCCCCGACACCAATTATTCCTACTTTTGAAGAAGATATATTTGTAATTTGAGCTGCCGGGAATGCGGTGCGGAGGTAAAGTGCTGCAATGTGGCCAGCAGTACCAGAGCCAACAACGGCAATGTGTAGGTTGTCGTTCATGGGTACCACGTTACCAGAGAATATTTCATCCCATCAATGACGGGGTGTGCATAATGCATATATGGGTGCGAAGCTGGGAAAAGTAATAAAGAGTTTTCAATACAGGGAACGCGTAATTTAAAGTGCTGAAATTCAAGGTCTCCGCCAGTTGAGGTATTTTTTAAATACGCAACTGCACTAAATGTTCTTGGCATGTCTGGACCAGCATCGTAATGACTTCTATAGTGAGCCCCAGCTGAATATTTAAGTAGGCTGTATGGTTCGTGAACTCCAACATTTATGTCGTGTATATTCGCATAGTCAAATGCGCACTCAAGTATTGGTTTATGAATTGCTTCCTTGAAGGCCTCGTGGAGCGGATGTCCGCCTCCTGGCATCATTACCGGAGCCATTCCACATGTCATAGAAGATCTGTATTCGGTTGCAGCTCCTGATTCACCAACGCCAGAGTTTTCCCAGTAAAGAACCCCATTTGGGTCGGAACACTCGTTTTCTATGCTTAATAGTAAAGTTTCAAGAAAGTTAATGTGAAATAGGTTTTTATATAGAAATATTCCTGGCGCCAGTTGTTCTATATCTTCCGTCTTCATGGACATTCACTTCTCCGTAGGCTAGATCGTTTCCATTGAGGTTAATCCTAAAACGCCATAGTCCAGTGCACGGTAAGCGGTTGTGGAAGCGAACATAGTTTTTTTCACAAAGATATGGGGTGAATTCAATGTTATAAGATGTTAAAAATACGTTAGATATATCATCATGTGTATATAGGCATACAGATTCACTGAGATCCAATGTGTTTACTGAATGAAACATCACTACATGACACATTGAAACAGTTGATTTAGGCAGATACTTAAGTTCGTCTTTTTCTGGCGATGAGACAATCTGCACGATTGTTCTGTCAAAATCAAGAGATGAAGTGAAAGCGTTATCTCCCACAACTATTGGAACACCACAGGTTTTCGCCAACAGTTCTGCTTCTTCGAGCATTTCTTCAGTTGGGCAATATACAAGCCTCATAGGCTCAGTCTAGCGTGTCGAGCCTTTGCTCAAGATTGATGTATTTCTGACAAGCCTGATACAGGAGAACTTTGTCGCTAAAGTTGACCCTGAAGTACTGGGTTGGGTCAATATCTAATGTCTCTGGATCTGGATAGTCGGCTGGCACGAAAGTATCTAGATCAATCCCTTCAGACAGGGCAAGGCGGTATATTTCGCGACGGATGCTGGCGAGCATCATTTGACCAACTTCACGCTTTTCGTCATTTGGCATATTTGCAAAGATTGACATGTAGTCTCCTTATATATCGTAAATTATAACCGATTGCCCACTCTGCGCACCGAAAGAATCAGAGTCAGCTGTTGAGTTAGGTGCCGTGGATATTGATATTGGCAGCGATGCTGTCTTTGTCACCAAGATTACAGCGCCACCTCCACCGGCACCGCCACGCTTGCCGGTTCCCCCCTGCTGTGCTGGCGCACCAGCTCCGCCAGCTCCGCCAGCTCCGCCAGCTCCGCCAGGCCCAGCGGATCCGCCTGTTCCGCCTGCATAAGTAGTGAACGCTGGATGCGCATGGTGATGATGGTGGTTTGGATGGTGTCCACCGTGGTGGTGGTTTGGGTGGTGTGGGCTTGTGTCTGCATGATGGGTGCTATGTGTGTAAACATGCGGCTCATGCAGAAAGTATGAAGGATTACTGTGATGAATGTTTGCGTTGTAGTACACATCATGCTGCGTACCCTCTGTTGAAGAATGAGGCACATTATGGTGTGAAGGGTTTTGGCCGCAATGCCCGCAAGGATGACCATGCCCCTGATGATGGTGATGATTATGGCCATGATGGGCTGGGTGGTGATGACCTGTATGGTTTCCACCTTTGTGTGAGTGGCCGTGGTCATGCGAGTGATAAGCGCGCCCATAGTGGTAATGAGAGTGGTGATTTGGGCTGTGATGACCATTGTTGTGTGGGTGGGTATGGGAATAATGGTGCCCGTTGTGATGTGGGTGAGTATGGCCAGTGTGTGGGTGTGAGGTTAGGATCACTGCGCTCGGAGCTGGTGTACCAGTAGCTCCGACTGGGCCACTTGCACCGCTAGCACCAACTGCACCGGGAGTGCCGGTCGCACCATACGAGCCAGCAGAACCAACTGCTCCAGCAAAACTTGTGGATATCACTAGGCCGCTTCCAGTTATTGTTTTAGCCACGATCATAACTACGGCTCCACCAGACCCACCAGACCCACCAGCTCCACCAAGGCCAGCTGTTGCATTTGTGGCTGTTCCTGCTGCGCCAGGAGATCCAGAAGCTCCAGACCCACCTGGACTTCCTGTTGCACCGCGTCCGCCAGATGCGCCTACGGTTGTGGCATTTGGTGCATATGCTCCAGTTGCGCCAAGACCACCTGGTGATCCAGAAGCTCCAGCTGAACCAGCTGAACCAGCCTTTCCTGGCCACGATGACGCTGCAGTTAGTGCTGGGGTTGATGTTCCACTGGCTCCAGTAGTTCCAGCAGTTCCACCAGAAATTGCAACTGTTGAACCACTGGGCAATATGGCAATACCAAACAGAAGATTTTCAACACGCTTCTTATACGAGTCCGGCAAGGCTGTGACCGTGGGAGCAGTGGCTCCCCCACCGCGTCCACCAAGTGAATATGTGAGCGTTGTGGCTGATGACGCACCAGAAAGTGTTCCTGATGAAACAAGAGAACCAGGAGCTACTCCAGCAGATGTTCCAATACCGAGAATTCCATTTAGGGTCAATGTATCTTTAACGAATACACGAAACCCGTTGGTATTAAGAACAACCCCAGTATTGACAGTAAGGCTGTTGTAGTACATATCTGATGTCAATGTTGTATTTGTGCTTATGACAACATTTCCATCCCTACCGTCACCATAGGTCTCGAGCGTACCTAAACGCTGAGAACGTTGTCTATTGATGCGGCGTATGCCATTTTCAAGCTCTTCAGACATTATGTTACCTGTACGTAAATAGCTGTTCCAGCATTCTGTCCAGTTACATTAGTAGATACGTTTGAAGGCAAGGCGGAAGCGCTTGAGATCACAATAACTACACCACCACCAGCTGGTGCTGTAGCTGGTGCAGAAAATGATGCGTTTGTGGTTGTGGCACTTGAGCTTATGTAACGAGCTGCAACTATAACTACGCCACCTCCAGCTTGACCCACACCACCAGCTCCACCTTGTAGGAATAGTGGCGTTGTTTGAGATGCGGAAACCGCCCACCCACGTATGGCATTTGATGCTTGGTAGTAATACTTTGCACCGCCAACAGATGCAGTCGGCGTAGTTGCTGTTTGTGTAGCTGATGAGCCACCAAGGCTATTTGAGACAGCGGTATTAGCAGCTGCTCCAGCACCAATGGAGCCTGCTGAAGATGACCCAGTTGAAAATCCTATTACCGAAGCATCACCTAAAGTAAGTAAGTTTTTAACAAATACTCTGTAGCCATTAGTTGTAAGCGTAACGCTGCTATTGATCGTAAGATTGTTGTAGTACATATCACTAGAGAGTGATGTGTTGCTTGAGATGGTTACATCACCATCTGAACCTGGGCCATAAACTGGATCCGAGGCGTCAATATATGCCGAAAGCAAGTTGGCAGATGTAATTCCTTCTTCAACTGCTACAGCAGCCAAGGTTCGGTTCATCCGCCGAAAATTGAACCTCGATCTATTGGACATTACGACTCTACGATGCCAGTAAGTACGATATTGACGACATTTCCAGTGCTAGCGCTCGTCCAAATCTTGTAACCAGAAGGAACAAACAGATCCGGCATAAGCATGATTGTCTCTTGTCCAGTAAGGCTTAGCTCGTGGAAAATTCTGTTAGCAGCCGTCGTTGACGATGCACCAGAGTTGGTGAGAGAAATGCGCATCGTGACAGTTGATGAGCTTGTGTTGCAAAGAATTATTTGCGTAACCAACGTATCTGCAGAAGCAGTAAACGAGGCAGCTTCGCTTGCATGCACTGGTACTTGTGCCATAGCTAATTGTGATTGAACTAGATCCATAACTTCCTCTATATCTTGATTATGTAGTTGAGAACGATGTATGGCTGTAGGTTTCCAGAGTTGCCGCCGCCATATGACCCAGTTGTTCCAACCGCAGCTGGAGCTGATGTAGTGAATGTATGTGAGTGCGCTGATCCAGCAGATGTAGTTCTAGTCGTCACAACAGGGCCGCCAACTGTGTATTGAGTCCCAAAATTGACAGCAGCGCCACCGTCTTGTGAATAATCACTATATGTGTGATTGTGTGAACCTTCAGTTGCGGTGGTTCCAGTATGGGTATGTGATGCACCGTCATGAGTGTGCGACTGTGTCTCTTTATGTCCACCAGTCTCGCCCAATGTGTCAAAAGAGGTATCGCTTGCATTTAGTCCAACTGGAACGCGCCCACTTAGGTTTGGCAAGTTGAATGTTGTTGAACCGTCGCCAGACCCATAAGCGGTTCCTATTGCTGAAAACAGTGACGAGTATGTCGTGCGACTAACTGCAGTTCCATCGCATATCAACCAACCAGACGGAGCAGATGATCCACCGTACATTGAGATCATCCCAGGGGGTGAATACCATGATCCTTCTTGGTCATCCAGTAAATCTGTGTTTAAGTTGGAGACTTTTGTAGTAGAGGAAACTGTTAGCGGAGCCGTTCCTGTTGTCTGAGTAAATGTTGCGCTTAGGGCCTTGATTGGTGCATCGGCGTATGAAGCATGGGCAACGTTTATGTCTGCTGCAGGTTCTGGCGTGTAGCCTTGGAAGAATTTCCATGTTCCATCCGTAGCATCGCGGAACACTCCAGCATGCTTGTAAGTACCGTCGTTGTAATTGCCAGTTATACCAAGGTCTGGATTAGTAATCGTGCTTCCATCATTCAAATAGATGAATGCATCCTCAACGGAGAGGTTTGTCTCATTAACCGTATTAAGCGTTCCAGTAACGGTTAGGTCACCAGTAACAGTTACATCATGAAACTCAACATTATCTGTGGTTGCAACTGCCTGTCCGATTGAAACAGTCGGGGTTGCACTCTCGCCAGAATTGTTTGAAAGCGTTACGCCAGTACCGGCAACAAGGGATGATACGTAATCACCAGTTGTATCAGTTCCAAGAGCAATTGATCCCGAAATGGCAACGGTACCAGAGGCATCTGGAAGGCTTATTGTTCTATCTGCAGTCGGATCAGCTACCTGAAATGTAGTTTCATATGTGTCGGCGGTTGTGCCTTCAAAGACAACAGTTCCGCCAACATTTACCGTTGTCGCTGAAATGGCTGTAAATGAAGGGCTATCAGATGTTCCAATTGCCTGACCAATTGAAACAGTCGGGGTTGCGCTTTCGCCAGAGTTATTATCTAGAGATACTCCAGTTCCAGCGACCAAGTAGGATACATAGTTGCCAGTTGTGTCTGACCCAAGAGCGATTGATCCAGAAATTGCAACTGTTCCAGTGGCATCTGGAAGGGTAATCGTTCTATCTGCAGTCGGATCAGCTGCTTGCAAAATCGTCTCATAATCATTAGCCGTTGCTCCCTCAAGCGAGAGCGATCCAGTTAACGAAAGGTTTGCAAATGTTGGGCTATCACCAGTTCCAATTGCTTGAGCAACTGCCACTGTTGGAATTGACCCTTCACCACTATTGTTCGTAATTACTACACTGGTTCCAGCGTTTAGGGCTTCTACATAGTCTCCGGTTGTGCCAGTACCGAGCTCAATTGAGCCAGTTGTGACCGTAATCGGGCCGACAACGCCGTTATTGCTAACCGTGAACAGGGAGGCACCAGTCTCGTCTTGAATGTCAAGCAATGCTCCAGTTGATCCAGCTTCAGCGCGCTTAACTATGAATGAGTCATCGCCAACTGTGAAAATTGGAGCTGAGTCAAATCTTTTACGTTTAAAAAGCGGCATTGGGCTTCCTTTTGGCCAGTCCTGAATACATTATGCCATATACATCCATGTAAACAGAGCTTGAAAATTAAGCCAAATGTAGATTGCTTGACACGGAATTTGTGCATGTCAAAGTATGTAGGGAGGCCCATGTGCGGGCGAGTACGTCTGGCGGGGTGTTGTATGTGCAGGTGATGACACTAATCACCCCGCAATCTCCATCAGCGTGATAGTTGAAGATAAGCGACCCGTAGTAGCAGCGTTACTGTCGCCAGCGAATTGGTTGACAGTTAAATTGAACGTCGCACCAAATGCGTTAAAAGCAGCAACCTGATATGTCGTTGATGAAGTTGTAGAAGGAGAATCCATATAACTAAATGAAATGTTTGCATTAATGTCAGGGACAGGACTGTACCCACCGCTAGCGTTAATGCTTGTTCTGCTTCCAGCAACAGTCCCACCGCCTATTGCTGTGCCATCTCGTTTTAGTTGAGCAGCAAAAAACGGTCTGTAACTTCCCGAAACGTCAACCATGCCGTTCATATTCACTGTTACTAAAACTTTTGAACTGGTTGATTTGGGCGTGATGGAAGCACTTAGACCAGTTATGTCAGCAATGCCTCCTGATACAACGTTTGATGACCATATTGTTGCTAGCGTTGTTGATTGGACTTGCAGGATTGAACCGCTTGTCGCTGTTGTAGAAGCGATGTAACGCCATGCTGTGCCGTTCCAAATAGCAAGCATATCCGTGTCAGTTTCGTAGATGAACTGACCTTCATACGGTGCTGTGGGGCGTGTGCCACTAGTGCATACACCTGGTCTCCAGCCTGTAGACAAAGAGTTAATAGCCATTATGTGTTCCTGTATCCATAGACACGAATAGTCCCACCAGTCAATGTACCGCTAGCAGGTTTGATTATAAACCCAGTGACAGAAGTTGTATCAGCCCATAAACCACTGTAATGACCTGAAAACCCACTACCAGTCCAAGGGCTTATAACTCTTGGCACAATCGGCAGGTACGGACCCAAAACATCAAAACTTGCAAAAGAATTGTAAGCAGTTGATGAAGATGCCCAACTAACAGGTATAAAACTATAACCGTTGCTATATGTTGGTGTCAAAGTTGTTCCAGTAAAAGCCATGTACCACCCAACAAATCGGTGATTTGTACCCGATGCTTCAAACGCTATGCCATAATCAGTGTTGTTTGGACCAGTTACGTTAGAAATAACAATTCGGTAGTTGTCATATGTTGCGCTAAAAGCAGTAGCAACTGTAACGCTAGAAACAGCAGAGCCAATAGTTATTACACCGCCTGATGCCGTACCGCCAGAAGTACAAGTAGCGGTAGTAATCAACTCTAAACCTGTTGGGTTTTGTGCAGGAGTGTTAGGTATCACCCATGCTGTACCGTTCCAAATGAGATACTGGTTCGTATCAACCTGATAGATAGCCTGACCCGTGAACGGGCTAGTAGGTCGTGCAGCCGTGTTCGCTACAACACCAGGCTGAATCAACCTTGATGGCGGGATAGTGTTACTGATTCCCATTAGGGTTCCATTCTTCTGCGATGTTACCTTCAGCAACCCACGCTAAATAGGCTGCCGTGTTTGGGTTGTCGTCCGTTAACGGGAATGAACGCACACCACCATCATCTAACGGCTGCATAATGTGGCGCTGCATATTTCCTGTCATAAATTCTGGGCAATCAAAAAAATAAAACATTTACAACTCCGCCGAAAAAGCAAGATAAGCAGCAGCATTGTTGTACCCCAACACAAAATACCTTTTTGCTGCTACTAATTGACCAGCGGTAGTTGCAGAAATAAATACTGATGGTCTATGGGCATTTGAAACGGTTGTATCTAAAACTGCTGCATTGCATAACCAAACATTTTGTATGTCACCAAGGATTATGTTGTTGCTTTCAACACTTGTTGGTCTGACTCTCATTGTCACTGGTGCAGATGTATAAAAATAACCGTTTGTTGTATCACCTGCTGCACCATCAGCAAGAGTTCCGTATGCAGACATTGCCACTATACGATGATAGTACCGTTGGCATAAGGCTAGTTCTGTACCGATAGGTCGTTGCTCAAACGGGGTCGGCTGATAATTCTGTTCCAACTGCACACCCGTCACCCTCCAAGTAGCACCAGAGTTGGCAGCAAAATCAATAGCACCAGCAGTTGAATACACGGCAGCAGTGCCTTGCC